TAGTAACCCTACTCAGTATAAAGGGTTAAATAAAAAAGCAACCTATGAAGTCAGTACAAAGACAGGTAAACCTAACGAGATAGTAGCAGCTAAAGATGCTGATAGAGATGTTTTTGATCTTGATTCTGGTGACATACCTGCAGGAAACACAAATGTAAGAATTGCATCTGACACTGTACTTAAAATGTTAGATCAAGAGGCGGAAGGAGGTTTTTTTACTGGGGACTGGATTTCTGGAAAACGTGGAGCGGCTGTCAGTAGCAATGAATTTTTAAAAGCAGGAACGCCTCGTTTAGAGTACGAAGGTGCTATATCTACGCTCCAAGCTAACTTAGCTTTTGACACTTTACAAGCTATGAGAGACGCTTCTCCAACAGGAGGTGCTTTAGGTCAGGTATCGGAGAAAGAACTTCAATTATTGAAGGACACTGTAACTAACTTAGACCCGAATTTAGGTTCTGAAACTATGAGAAAAAACATAGGCATACTTAATGAAAGTTATAATCGATATTTATCTTACTTTCCTCCTGAAATATTAGCTGAGCACGGTTTCGATCCTAATTTATCTGGGTTTGAAAGACGAAGAGGTCCGAACGGAGAGTTAATTAAAAAAGACCCTAATAGGAAAAGTATTGACGTTAGTGGTAAGGTAAGCAGTAAAGGTGGTACTTCTGCCACTAGTAGATATAACGAATTAAATGCTCCTCCTCCTGATAACTATGTAGAACGTAGGTAAAAAATGACTACACTATTACAAGATTATAAAAAGAACAACCCTCAAGACGCTGAAGTACCTGATGGTGCGTTAGCATATATTCTATGGGAAAAAGATTACAAGGGTAATGCAGACGATCCTGTGTCTATGGAACAGTATGCAGAAGCTGTTGGTCTGGATGCGGCTCAAACACAAGAAATGTTTGGCTTTTCTAACAAGGCTGACATGATGAGTCAACAACAAGCTGCGGCAGGACAAGAAACCGAAGAAGAAGACTTTGAAGCATCTGGTTTCCAGAGAACTTTAAAAGTTGCTGAAGGTGCTACGTTTGGGTGGGGCGATGAGTTGTTTGCATCTGTTGCCGCAATAGACGATGTACTTACAGAAGGTAAAGACTGGAATTCTGCTTACAAAAAATATCAAGCAGAGTATCAAGCACAGATGGACGAGTACGCTAAGAAAGCACCTTTAGAAGCTATGAGTCTTGAAATAGCTGGAGGTTTTCTTGTTCCTTTCGGTGCGCTTAAAACACCTAAAGTATTACTTGATTTAGTAACTAAAGGAAGCAAAGTTAAGAAATCAGCCGCTTCTCTAGGACTGTCTACAGCAGGTGGAGCAAGTTACGGTGCAGGTTCTGCAGCCCCTGGAGAAAGAGTTGAAGGAGGTCTTGAAGGAGGTTTGTTTGGTTTTGGTACAGGCGCTATAGGAAACATGGTATTCAGTAGAGTAAAAAATGCTAAGTTAAAAAATAAACTAAAAGCATCTAATGTAAATGTCACAACTAAAAGCTTAAGAGAAGCTAAAAAAGCAGCTTATAAAGAGGTTGATAAATCAGGAGTAAAGTTCTCACAAGATGAGATGGGTGAAATTTACTTTGAAGCTCAGAAAGCAACAGCAGGGAAATCTAAAGCTTACGATCCTGATTTTCACACACATACAGCACTTGCTTTAAAGTATTTAAAAAAGAAAAAAGGTCATCCTGTAACTTTGTCTGAATTAGATGTCACTAGAAGGCATTTACAAGACTTATATAATAAGTCTAACTCAAGTGACACGCACATATTAGATATGATTACATCTATTGAAAAAAAGATGGATGCTAAGTTTCTAAACAATCAAGATAACGTGGTTCAAACAGCTAGAGTAGCTAACTCTAGATACAAAAAGTTTGAAGCAATGGAGAACGCTTTTAAACAAGCAGATGTCAGCGCAAGTGCTACTCCTACAGTTGCAGAGTATAGAAAAGTTGTTGACAAATTATTAAAAGGTAGAGATTCAAAATTCTATAGTCCTAAAGAGATAGAAGCAATGGAAGCTTTTGTTAAAGGTTCTTTTGGTCAAAACCTACTAAAGAATTTTGGAAAGTTCGCTCCAGGTTCTAACGGATTATTAAGCTTCTTACACGCAGGAGCAGTAGTAGCTCAACCAGGAATGATGGCAGTAACGGCAGCATCTTTTGGAGCTAAGAAACTTTCTCAAAGAAAGACACAACAAGGTAAAGATGATTTGCTTCAGTTCATGGGTAGGGATGACAAGCAACGCGAGGCTGTTGAAACAATAATGAGAGAAGGAACAGACGCTCTTGGTCCACGTTCTGCAGCAACAGCAGGTCTTTTAGGCGGTATGGTCGCACCATAAATATACATAAGGAAAAGTAATGGGAATATTAGATAAACTTAGAAGCATGGGTATTGGTGTCAAGAGCGACTATCAAAGACAAAGGGAAGCTAATCCTAGAATGAGACAGTTTGGTTCGCGTGGTGGACCTAACTATGCTGACATAAGACAACAAGAAGGGATTAATCGTGAAGCAGGTGTCAATCTAAAAAGATACGAAGGAAGACTTAAAGCAGGTGAAAGAGTAAGAAACATAAACGGAATTAGTTATGTGGTTCCTGCTGCTGGCACAAGTACAGGAGTGACTACTACGTTTCCTCAAGAACAAAGAGAAAGAGTTTATGTCCCTCCTGCAGAGACATATAGCCAAGCACCTACATCTGTTGGAGGTCCTGTAGACAGAGGCATGTATAGTGGTTTGTTAACACCACAGAAAGCTTTTGGTGGTCCTGCTGCTACTAGTTATAGTGCTGATCCTATGTCTGCTGGTGGTGGTGTAGATAGAGGCATGTATAGCAGACCTATGGGCAGTGCTGTAGGTGGTCAAATTCCTTTTCAATCACAACCAACAGCAGTAGAGTCTAAATTTAACCCACAAAACTTAGTGTATGTAGACCCTGTAAGCGGTCAGACAAGAATACAGGACGCTCAAGGTAGAGACTATGATAAAGCTAAATTCCGTGAGTTTGATGAAGCAACACATTTAGCAACAGGCGTAAGCGGTGTTCCTGTAGTAGAAGGTAATCCTGCTCGTTACGTTTTTGACGCTATTACTGGTTTGTTTAGAACAATGCATAACAACGCTGCACCAGGTACAACAGATCAGACAGTACGCGCTCAGATAGCTGATGATCAAAGAAAGTTACAGGAAGAAAAAATATCAGTAGCTCAGGAAATACAAGCTGAAAACGGTTTCACTGCTAGAGAGATGGCTTCTCCTCAAGTTCAAAGAATGATAGCCGAAGAAACAGCTAGAAGAAGAGGTGAAGAAGAAATTAGAAGACAAGACCTTCAAAGAAAAGCAATGAAGTCAGTAACACCTGAGTTGCTTGAGTACGATGCTAATGAACAACAAAGAATGATAAACAGAGCTTTAGAAAATAATGTAGAATATCAAAAAGCAATGTCTGGAGTAACGCCTGAGTTGCTTGAGTATGATGCTAACGAACAACAAAGAATGTTAAACAGGGCAGAAAATGTTCAAAGTGAGCTTGAAGCAATGGATGCAGTAGACCCAATTCCAGTTGGAGAAGTAACTCCCCCTGCTATTGAAAGAACAGTAGAAGAGTTTGATCCTTTTGGTAATGTAGTTACAAGTAGGCAAGCTATCGCTGTTGACCAGCCTGAAACAGAAAGAGTCATACAGGCGGTAGGTTTTGCTCCTGATCAATGGGAAGCTTACAAACAAGGAGTTGCAGATATAGAGTCTTCTGGTGGTGATTATAAAGCGACAAGAGGACAGCATCTAGGTAAGTATCAAATGAGTGACGATGCTCGGTCAGATGCAGCAAAGTCTTTAGGTTTTAGAAACCCTACTAAAGAAGAGTTTTTAAATAGTCCGATACTTCAAGAAAGAATGTTTGCTGAGTACACAAGACGAAATTATATGCACTTAATACGTAACAGTCCTGAGTTTAGGGCGATGTCTCCAACTCAGCAAATGAAAACTCTTGCTAGAGGTCAACTAGGTGCTGAAAATTTAAGAAGGACTTTAGCTGGTGAGCAAAGTGAAAAAATAGATGCTTTAGGTACTAAATCAATAGAGTTTGAAAGATCAGTAAGTTCTAGGTTTGACGCATTGGAAAATAATGTACCGATGCCAGCTAGAAGCAGGTTTGATGACATGCAGTTTTATACTCCTTAATGGAACAGTTCATCATCAACTTCTGGGAAATAATCTCAGGGTTACTGCTCGTGGTGTTCTTAGCAATAACTTGGAAGGCAGAGATTGGGGCACGCATCTCAGTGTTAGAAGAGAAAGTACGTGCCCTGTTTGATCTCATTAATAGTAAGAAAGATTAACTACTGATTCAAATAGATTGTCTCTATTCTTATCGCTTCTGATTCACGTTGTCTCCACTCATGCCAAGTCTGAGCAGGTAATTTCCCTGCCCATTCCCACTGACAATGATGATACAACTCGTGGACTAAGATATGATCTTTATACATATCAGGTCTAACGTAAACAACTCCAATATCACCTGCTAAAAAGAAAGTAGCATTAGAAGGTGTTATAACTGCTTCTTGCGGATAACAGTTAAACAAAGCCAAGAAGCTAAATACTGTTTCAAGCATAAACGTCTCCTCATATTTCACACACTCCTGCTGTACAAGCCAGAGTCTGTACTCCTTCTACGTTATCATCAACCTCGATGAGACTATCCCACTCAATACTAGTAGGCATCTTGTGAAGCAGTTCTTTATACTCCTCCTCGGTACACTCTTCATAGGGTGCTTGTTTGTATGTCCCACCATCGTAGGGCAAAAAGCTAACGCCACTAACATCATCGAAGTTCTTCCAGATCCATGAGCCTACCTCAACCCATTCGTCCTCCTCAACAGAGATAGTGACTGACGGCTTATGCTCACACCAATGCTTCTGATACATCAGCCACAAGTCTAAGTGTTGTATCGCTGTTAGGTCATCACGCAGTAGTGCATTAGGTGGTGACTTTTTAGGAAAGCTGAAGACAGTGGTAGACTCTGGACGCATCACACAATCCTCAGACGGTATGCCCTGCTCAGTCATGAACGTCGATAGAGGATCTTTCTTATCGCCTCGAACCCTGCGAACATAATATTTACTATGTCTCGTGTGAATGCCAGAGGCACTATCAACAAGCTGACTAACAGTGCCAGAAGGCTTAATACAAGTGATGGCAGAAGATACAGGAATATCAAGCTCAGTGGATAACTGTAAGTTAGTATCAACTGATATGTCTCTGAGTCCCTCAAGCATTGACTTAGTTTGTTCACTGGTTTCTCCCATGAGTTTGTTATCCAAGATACCAGTCAGTGACACGCCCAGTAGTCTTTCAGCCTCAGTGTTTTTTTGCCATATTTTTCTAAGGTATGGGAAGTGAGTCATCGTAGACTGATACGTTCCTAATATAGTAGCTAACCTAACCTTACGTTCTAAGTCGTACTTGGTATCTGTGTCTCTAACCACAACCTCAGACAAGTTACAGAACTGATACGGTCTAAGGATAATCTCTGAGCATGGGTTAGTACCAAACTCGAAGTCTGTATCTCTACGACCATTCTTCTTAGCAGTAGCAACAGCAGCTTCTCGATTAAAGATACCTCGCTCACCGCTATGACTGTGATACAAGCTGGTCCACTCGTTGAGGAACTGACCAACATCAGGCTTTGTAGCATACACAGCAGAGTTGTTAGCTAATGCACGTTGAGGATTAGCTTCCCACCACTGACCTACCTTAGCGTGTCTCATCTTGTCATCTTCCAGATCAGACAGTGAGATCATAGCTGAACGTCTAACACCACCTACTACTACAACCTCAGCTACCTTACACATAATGTCGTGACACTCTAATGTGTTGAGCTTTCGTCCTGCTGCACCTTTGAACTTGTTAATTACAAATTCAATCAACTCATTAAGTGGTGCTGGTCCACTGGCTCTACCACCAAACGTCTTGAGCCTAGCACCTGCTGGTCTGATCTTTCTTAGATCCCACTTAGGTATCTCACCTGAGTACAGTAGTGCTATGACTTGACGTAATGCTTTAGCCCATCCTTCTTTACTATCAGCAACAACGATAGTCGTGTCTGACTTGAATAGCTTCTCAGGGATCTCAGGTAGCTTGTCAACGTACTTATGCTCGACACTGAAACCTACACCAGTACCACACAGTAGTATGTACATAGCCTCATCGAATGCTTTAGGATCATCAACAGGAAGATAACTACAGTTGTATCCTGCTGTATTGTCCCTGTCCAGAGCCTTACCTGCTGACATGATAGCTCTCATAGAAGGTACAACCTCTAGGTTCTTGATAGCCTCACGCATCTCTGAGTCTGTTTCCATCGGGATCACATAGTTATACTTAGTCTCCAGATGATTCTTCATGAAGTCCATGTACCTATCGACTGTCTCAAACCAGTTCTCTCTACGTCCTTCGTCCTGCACAAACCTGCAGTACCTGCTCTTAGCAATATATTCTTGGTAAAAATCCATCATTCTATTTCCTTTATAAGTTTATCGTAGTTGTCTTCAACTACATCTTCAAATCTATCTAAAACGTCTTCAGTTGTTAAATTTAACAATTCTATTATATCTACCTCGTCAAACTGCATTAGCTTTTCTTTTAACTCGTTAATCGTTAAGTTCATATTTATCTTTCTCGGCATCTTCATTAGTCATAACGACCAACGCTGCATACCCACCTATATCATGCCATGAGTCGTTAAGATAGCAGTTACCGTTAAGTATCCTAGCCATCTTGTTAGCTATCATGTCAAGACTTTCTCTCATATAAGTAGGCATAGCCCTATAATTAGGAGAGTCTTTGATTATTGACTTTATGTTTTGAGATATGTCACTCACAACACGGTACTGCCCATACTGTCCTTCTCTTGTTGATAATGTCTCATTTATTTCCATATTGTTTCCTTAAATAGTTAAGTGATACTGGCATCTCGTCAAAGCTACCATCGTTTACTTCGTTTAGCATCCAGATACCAGACCAGCTACCATTAGTTTGAGGAGTTAGGTAGTCCTCATCATGTTGATAGTAGATACCAGCAAAGATACCCGTAATACCTTTACCGTCTGCTTTCTTACTGAAGGAAATAGCGCGGTCTTGTACGTGTCCCATAATACATGACATATGTTTCTTTTGTAAAAGTAAACCAGGATTACTAACAGGTCTACCCATCACACCAGACGTAAAGTAATGACTGTATGCTATGCCATTAATGACAGGAACAGAAAGAAAAGCATGTACCTCCCAGTTATATTTCTTTAGATTGAAATCACTGTAACCAATCAACCCTTCTAGTTTTCTATCTGATTCGATAGCTCTTTCGATACGTTGCTCGTGATTACCAATAAGAAATATCTTCTTGGGTTTCCATACCTTCTTCTTGTTGACACGCTGTCTCTTCTGCTCCTCGATGATAGGCTTCATGAATACATCCATAGCTTTGTTACCAGCTTCGATGTCATCATTGTATGTCCTACCCTCGAA